TTATTAGCCTGTTGTACTCTAGGGCTACATCTTGCCCACTTTCAGAAAAACCGCCAAAATCGGCCGCTAATGACCTTACAGCCACTAAGGACACATCTTGCCCGGTTTCACTAAAACTCCCTGTCTCAGCAGTCAGGGAAATCCCGCCAACTGGAATACCAAAGAACTCGTTATTGAGAATAACCGATGCGGGGGAAGCCTCCACCCACACCATAGTACCTGACCTTTGCCGGGGAATATCCCTGTACAAATTAGCCATGTGCTATTTTGCCGCCTCCCCGCAGCGTACCTGTGGAAGTGGTCGGGCAAAGAACAACAGCCTGCAAACAGGCATCATTAGGAACCTCAGGGAATCCTAATTGCGCCCAATCCCATACCTCGGTTTTATTCGCTACGTTCAGACTACCTACCGTCCGGGGACGTGTGGCAGTAAATCCAAAGTTTCCGGCTGTACCTGTACTCGCTGACAAGATCACCGAGTTAATACCCCGGATGAAACGCCCTTGCTGCGCAGTAGGAATCAAAGGGGTTAAAGGAATCATCCTCCCCGCCCTTAATGTGCCGCCCACAGCTTGCACGTTCAGGTTACCTGCTGAAGCGTCATCGTATGTAACGTTAATAGTCGCATTCGACGCAGTCGCACCTCCATCCGTATAAACCTCCAACCACCACTGACAATCCGAATAGTTTGCATCCCCCCTGCGGTCTGCCACAAGGCCAAGCGTAGAAAGGTCTAATCCGGTTACTGTCTGAGAAGTTGTTACGTTAAGGACAAGACCTCCCATATGAGCCAGCCTGTCATGTATCTCCAATACGGTAGCTGCGTTAGCACTTACCGCATTCAGCCAAGCCAGATAAGACTTAGCAGGAGCCGTTTGGTTAGTAAAGCCCATTGCCCCGGTAGTGGCACTTGTCGGGATTGCAGAGGAAGTAGGTATAGCCCCTTGCGCAGGCTGACCCGTCGCCCTCCATAGTGAGAAATACTGCCCCGCTGCTGCGTTAGCAAGAGAAGCCTTATCAATCACCACACGGGAACTGTTATTGCCTAACGCACTAACTATGCCGTCTACTGTTGTTATACTCATACTATCTGGATAACCCCGTTTGTCGGGTCTGTATCAATCGTAAATGATTCACCGTTTGCAAGGGAAATCGAACTGCCGTAATCCCACCATCCTATCAATTCGTCATTTGTAGCCGTGTCGTTATACAGCACAGCATACCGGAAAGGCCCTACAGCCCCGGTAGCCGTAATAGTCGCATCGCCCGCAACAAGTTTATAAGTCCCTGAAGTTTGGGAACTGCTCGAAACGGTCAAAGTATGACCGCCTGCCAGATACCCGTTACCTGCTGAAATCTCAGTAAGGTTAGCCTTAACGGTATTAGTAGCAACAGGAGCCGAGTTGGTGAGCATGATCTTTAAAGTATCACTACCCAGATTATGCACCTTTTCGGCCAATGCCTCTACAAACGAGTTGAATTTATTGAATGTAGCCATATACTAAAATCTTCCATGTTTTTAATAGGGTCAAGCTCTCTGCTGCGCTTTCTTACTTTCTCGCTTTGTCTCTTATACTCTTTCTTATCATCGAGCCGCTTGATCTGCTTAACCCACTCTGAAATATCTTCCCTGTCCTTTATGTAAATCCCTGCATTACCGCAGTTCTCTTTTAATCCCGGAGTTACAGAACTAATCACCGGGATACCGTTACAAAACGCCTCGGTAGCTGTCCTGCCCCAACTCTCATAAAGAGAGGGCATAAGGAGTACCCTTGTTTGCCTATAAACACTAAGAATATCAGGCGTATTCGGTAATACTGTTACGTTGGGAGGTTGTTGTATAAATTGCCCGTCATCCGTTGCACTGTAAGACCCTGAGACGGCTAAGAATTTTTTGTCAGGTAGTTGCTCTGCTATTTTGGTGAGGATGTGCCCACCCTTGTTAGCGTCCAAATTAATCAAACTTATGTACTCATTCCCCTCCGGATTATTCACAACGTCATAGAATCTCCAATCACAAGGGGGAGGCATTACAAAAGACGGATTTGCATAACTCAGAGCCTCTTTAATCCATTGGCTGTTGTAAACTACTCCTGTATCCGGGCTATTTATAACCGATTGGTAAGGTGTGTCATTATGGACGAAATGCACCGTTTTCTTACCGAACTTCCTTCCCATCTGTAAGGCTAACTGTGTGTAGTCTAAATGGGTAAACACCGCATCACAATTCCTTACCGCCATTTCTAAAGGCGTAGTAAGAGGAAACACCGTAACCCCGTCAATATCGTACACCTTGTTAGGGTTGTTCCGTTGTGCCTGCCTTAGAATCACCTTGACCGAATGCCCCTGACTAATCAGGAATTTATTGAGGCTGTGCGCCATGTACTCAGCACCACAGTTATGATAAGGCGGGTAAAGGTGTATAATCCAAAGTATTCTCATGCGTTTCTATCGGTTCAGGTATTCGCCTATAATCATCATGTGCCCGTACTTACAGGGTGTACCTTTGCGTACCACAGTAAACCCTAAAGCCTCAAACATATCTTCCCTCCAGAGGCTCCTGTGTGTCTCGTATTCGTTACCATGTGCCGCCCCTTGCTCTATCCATACGGACGGAGTGGAAACAAACATAGCCCCGTTAGGATGCAGCCGCTTTTTGAGCCGATTAATAACACTAATCCCCTCATCTACGTCGAAATGCTCAATAACATCGGTCATTAAAATCACTTCAAAGAACTCATCCGTACTGTCTAGGTACTCCTGAATAGACTGGATATAAAGCCTGTTATACAAGTCCCATAAGGGGTTAACATACTCTCCAAAGGCTTCAACACCTACCAGTCTAACGTGCTTCCCGCAATAGTTACGGACAGCAGCACCATTCATTCCGTTACCTATCCCTAAATCAAGTACAGACTTAGGGTTGTTGAGTGAGGTCAAGTGTATTATGTCGGCTAGGCAGCTATAAGAACCAAAAGGCATAAAAAAGGGGGAGAGGATTTGACCCCTCCCCGATTAATTAGAAGTACAGACCCCAATCAGAGCGCAGTACAGCCAGAGCCACATCGGCCTCAGCACGTACAGTGATCAGGTTCTTTGTTACGTTGTCAGCATCCTGCTCAAAGAACTGGATAGACAGTTGGTTTGCCTGAATGATCTTCACACGGCTGAAATCACCTACAAAGGATTTGCCGGAAGTCATACCGTTCTGTACCACCACAGGAACACCTGCGATATTTACAGCACCGCTACCGTCAATGGTCATAGAACCACCACCGGGGAGTGAGTAATCGGCAGGTTTTGTATTCATCAGGGTAGTCCAGTTACCAGCAGTGGTAACGATCGCAGTGGGGTCATAATCACGTCCCATCACAGTACCGATTGCCTCAATGTACTTCTCAGCGAGTACAGAAGCACTCAGAGAAGATGAAGCGGTGCCAGCCATCAGGGAGTTGATGAAGCTGTTATCCTCAGCACGCAGGTAGTCCTCCTGAAGTTCTCCAGGGAGGAAGTTTTGCAGGAAAGGCAGGTCACGCAGCATCTGTTTAGCCACACGGCTGAAGCCAGCCAGAGTGCTTACGGTTACGGTAGTCTCGGTGAAATCGTAATCAATCTGAGCCTTAGCGGAGCCGATTGTCTGATTACCGAAAGAACCTTCACCGGGGGTGCTGTTGTTCAGGTAGTATTTCCAAACGCCAGTAGCGGAGGGGATTACCTGTACACCGGGGATGTCACGGAAATGCACTTTCCGGCGACCACGCAGGGAGGGGGTCAGAGAGTAACCCGCAACAACGGAACCAGTCAGGTTAGCAGAGGCGGTCATGTCTCCAACAGCTTTGAACTGTACGGAGTTGCCCTTGCGTACTTCTTTGATTTCGTTGAAGTTCTCAGCGATTGACTTGCTTACAAGGCTGGTAAAATCTTCCTGAGCCTCTTTGATAGCACCCATGCGGCCTGCTTTGGCCTTCATTTCGTCTACAGCCTGTTTGATTTCAGCCAGAGTTGCGCCTGTTTTAGACAGGTCTTCATTGAGGTTTTTTACATCAGCTTCCAGTTTTTCGTTAGCTTTTTTGGCAACCTCAGCCACTTGCTCTTTGTACTCTTTCATTTTAGGGTCGAGTACGTCGAGGATTTCCTTTACTTCCATTCTTAGAAATGTTTGATCGTTAATAATTGGATTGCATCAAACAGTTTCTGCTCTTGCCCCGGCTCAGTGGTCTTTGTTTCCGGCTGAGTGGTTGTCCCTTGCTTCAACTGAATAAATTCGTTTATAATGAGTTCCTTTAATTCGTTAATCTGTGCTTTCAGGATAGGGAATACCTCATCGGAATAGTCCCCGTCATTGTAGCACTTTTGCAGAAGGTTGTACTTGTCCAAAAGTTCCTCACCGCCTAAACCCTTAAATCCGGTAAACGGAGTAAGGCTATTTGCCCCTAATGCAACAGTAGACACTTCGTAAAGCATTACCTCGCTGATTTCGTTGTACCCTGATTTCTGGCTATTCTTTACTGTCTTAAATCCGAATGAGTGCTGATTAATCACCCCGTCCCGGTACAGCTTTAAAATGTCGTTACCCTTTGTGGTGTCGCTGATGGTAGTCTCAAACATCCCTCCGTCTGCAACCTCCCACAGTTTGGGTTTGCCGAGAATATTAGAGGTGTCCAATTTGTGGTCAGCAAGATGCAGGATAAGCCCTGCCCCGTCTGTACCACGCTCTTTGATGGACTTAGTGAACGCCCCCGGGATAAGCATATCACCGTCTGAATCCACGTTACCAAAGCGTGAGAAATAGCCCGTAACAGTACGGGACTGCATTTTTACTTCACCTTTGGCCTCAATTCCTTTTACCTCGAAATACCTTCTCATTCTGTATTCATTAATTCATTAATCAAATTCGTAAGGGTAGCACCTGCGCTAATGCCCCATAGTAACTCAGTCAGGCTTCGTCTTAGATACATCGGCTTTTGCGGTTTCTTCATCGGCCTACCGTTTGCATCCCGTTTCACCCTGAACCCTACCGAACACCTGCAATTCACTACCTCAGCAGCAGAGCCAGCAGGATCACCCGGATAAAGCAGGCCATTACTGAACGGCTGCTCAAAATCTACCTTCTCTCCATCCACCCCTGAGCCATGCCTGTGCGTTCTACGTGTCCTAGCATCGTCAACCGCTATCCATTCTTTCACGTACAGATACTCGCTGTCATTAGCCCCTAGCATGTGCCCGAAATTGGCAGCACGTAAACTCTCCGTCCTCACTATCCGCATAGCCCGTATCTTGTTCACGTCCTCCAGTCCCTTTAAGAGCCTTACTATTTCCTCTGTTCCTAAACCCTCATCAATTCCCTTTCTCAATGCCTCCAGAATCACCTTCCTGGAATACTCCGTAATAGGCAAAACAGACTTATCGAGTAGGTACTTGTCAAGGTACTTTTTCACCTCTTCCACCCATATTTCATTTACCCCCAACGATGCACGTTTAACCTTCAACTCATCAAACATTCGGTTAGCCTCCTGAATGATGATTGCTTTGTACATCTGCTTAAGGGTGTTATGAACGGGCGTAGGGTCTATTTGCGACCGTCTGGCATAGCTAGCCCCGTACTTTCGCACGTCTGCAATAACTTTAAGAACTTGTTGGTTTAGGCTGGTATAAACCCTGTTCAGATACATTTTTTCGTATCGCTTCTGCCTCCTTAGTATCTGTTCCGGTTTCAATCAGTCTCTTTTTATATGCTTCCCTGAGTGCGTCTATTCGCTGCTTATACTGTAAGCACGTCCAATACTTACCCGTCTTAGGGTACTTACTGTTGACCGCTTGTTGTATCCATTCCATCCATTACAGGCATTGCCGCCTCTCCTATTGTTACAGTGTTCGCACTGACAAAGAATTGCTGATGTTCAGGTAACTGAGTTTCCTCCCATCCCATTTCCTCCCGGTATTCATTAGCATTGATAATACCCCGGTCGTACATATCCTTTAGTACCGTACTCATTTCAGCCATTTCGTACTGCATCTCAGGCAGAGAAGAAAAGTCTGTTGTTAATTCCTGTCCCGTAAATGATTTGGCTAATACCCTGTTTAATTCGTCATCAAGACTGAGGGCATCCGGCATGATCTTGTTTGTAATGAGGTCTTTTCGTGCTTCCCTCAGGTTATCCCTTGTCTGCCCCGCTAGGAACAGGTTAGGGCTTACCCCGAACAGATTACAAAGGCGGCTAAAGGAAGTATCTTGAGCATCCAAAAGCTGCATATCTACTGAGGACTTGCCTAAGTCTATGTAGCCCCATTTGCCCTGTATTGTAGCCACAGCCCCTTTAACATCACGGTTATTTACCCGCTTATTGATTACCCCACGAATGGTATCCGCTTGGTCAGGGGTCATGCTGTCCAATGTCTCGTTGAAGATTACGCCCTTTGCCCCGTCATTCTGAAACATGGCTACCATTGCATCTTTAGAGGCATTGTTAGCCGTTAACAGCTTCTCTCCAGCAGTAAGCGGAGAAAAGCCCCTTAAGTGGTCTCTTGTAACCGCATCAAAATTGGGGTTGCAAGTTCTCCAGTGGATAACGTCCTCTTTATACAGCCGCATCCTTAGCCCGTTAGCGTTCAGGATATAACCTGTAACACCCCATACGTCCGAATCATCAGCGATTAACTCCACGTACTGAGGGGGAAGGGGGTAGAGTTCTAAAGGCTTAAGTTTGTACCTCGCCTCACCTGTTAAGTCCGATTCACCCCGGTTAATCCAGATAAACGCTTCGCCCACTACCTCCTTACTGATGTAAAGAGCCTGTAAGAACGTATCCTGCCCCATACCGGGGTTAGGGCGTTTCATCAGTCTCAGGTACTCGCTGTCCTCTATGACCTCACCAATGGACTTAAAAGCCTTTTTGATGGACTTAATAGAGCCGTATTTCAGTTCCTTACGGTATGCCTTTACGGGTTGGGAATCCTTATAGACGTACCGGGGAACGGAGGCGAATTTCTTTGATGTATGGGAAATGATAGTGTAAACGGCATCATTGCCGCAGTAGGCTTCCTTTACCAGCTTCTCGCTGTTGTAGTCAGGGTAAATAGCCCGACTGCCTACTGGCTGGATTTGAGTTACCAGCCGTGTTACCTGTCTTGATAGAAAAGAGAGTAAACCCATCCTAACGCATTATATTGCGTTGGTGGCTAGTTGTTTAAAATGCTACCCAAGTAAGGGCAGGCTTATTCAGTTTAGTGTAGATACAATACCGCATCGCATCCACCGCATGATCCATAAACTTAACCGGGACTTCATCCGGGTGTATCTTCCCGTCTTTATCCAGCTTCCATTTATAAGACCTTAATTCCTTTATCAGATTACCGCTATTTGGTGTAACAAACAACGGCATACTCTTAACCTTTTGAATCCCTGCATATACGTCCTTTTCAGCAGGTTTGGCGTTAAATCCCGCCCTCTTTAGTTCCTCTATGGTCTTAGGCTCGGCATTATCGCAAAACAACTCATCCGACCGCCTTATGCCTAGCCCCTTCAATCTCTCTATCAGGTCTCCAGTCGTTAGCTTCGTCTCATAAAGCATTTCCTGTGCGAAACAAGCCCCTTCTTTGAACCCTACCTTTACCACTGCACTAGGAACGTTATAGCCAAAATCCACTCCGTATGCCGTCTCACAACCTTCAGGGAAGTCCGCCTGCCTCCAATGGGTGTAGACTATCTCACTACTTGCGCCCCTTAGACCTAACCCAAACACCTTCCATAGGTTCTCATCAGCTAGCTTCAACGCCTCAATTTCCTCTACCTGCTCTTTCGGGAGAAACGGGTTATCCTTATAGGTCGAATGGATAAGTAAGTTCCCCTCCCGGTCGGCTACGTCATAAACCCACGAAGTTTCTTCAACAGGGTTGAAGTCCAGGAATATCGCTTTCTTAGTCCGTAAGGCCAACTGAGTATAAACCGAAAACGGCAACAGGTTAGCCTCATTGATGTAGAGAATGTCCCGCCCCGGCCCCCTGACTTTACCCGCATCCTCAGCCCCAAAAAATTCCACATATGAGCCGTTAGGGTAATGGTAGATATTGTCAGTCATGTTAAAATACTCATCAGAGTAAATCCCGGCATTATCCAGTATCTCTAAAAAGTCCCGCCTTGCACCACGTTTGAGGTGGGGTAAGGATGGGGAGACTACCGATATGGACACCTTTTCCTGTAACGGTATGTAAAGAGCTAATAGTTGGCAGATTGAGTACGTTTTACCGGAACGGGTGGAGCCTTGATTGGCTATTACCCTGAAGTTCCCTGATTCGTAGGCATCCAAGTTCTTCTCAAATACCCCGGTGTAGAGGACTTCACTTTGTTTCATACGGGAAGTCATTAGCCCGTTTTAGAGTAACAGTAAAGCCAGCGTTTCCGCTATGCTCAGTTTCCACTTTGTCTTTCCATCCCATGTTCTTTAACGCAAAAATCGCACCTGTTGGGCTTTGTTGGGTCAGCAACCTAAGTTCATAACTGTTTTCTACCCTGAGCCTTGCCAGTTTTATAATGTAAGAATAGTCCTCTCGTTTCTCGTAATCATAGAACGATTGGCGGCTCTCAAAACCCAATGCC